CGGCGGTGCTGGTGTGTTTCAGCGACGTCAATATGCGGCAGGTTTCCGGCCTGGTCCAGGGACTCAAGTACGCCTTCGCTGACAACGATGTCAGCGGCGCGGGGGAGCGGGCGACCCAAGCAGCCGGCCTGGCGTACTGCATGAGCGACGTTGTTGGCGAGGACGCCAATGACCTGCACCAGCGCGCCGGCCTGCTGGCGGTGTCGATGAAGCTTATGACCGCGCGGAGGGCTGCTGTGGGCGCGTAGCGGATGGGTACGGCACCTGCGCTGGTCGGACATAGCTTAACGACAGCGGCGCGGGGAAGAGGCTCCTACTGTGGGATAGATCTGAGACAGGGGCGAGGGCGGCGAAGTTAGCACCCTTGATCGAGAAGGCTGACGGGTCATGTGGCTCCGAGACGGACAGCATGTGAAGGCCTCCCCTGGATAGGCGAGGTCTGTCCACCAAGCCGGATAGGCATAAGCACAACACGATAGGCCAGAAGATGACGTTACAGAAGAACACTGAGGTGCTGCCCGCGAAGATCGAAGCCCGGCTTGCGGAACTGGTGCAGATGAAGGAATTCAACCTGGCCGAGGTCGAGGAATGCCGACGGTCGTATTGGGCGCGTCGTGGCGAGTGGCACACGATCCTTGTCAATTGCCACAACCGGGCGCTGCAGCGTCTAAAGGCGGCGTGATGGCATCGAGAATGGTCCGTTGGCCCGCCACCGCGACACCGGCCACGCGCACGCCACGGGCGCCTAGCAAGCTGGAGGAGCGCTTTGCTCGCGACTTGCGCGCCCTGAAGGTGCTGGAGCCGCAGCGCGAATACCGCTTCGCGCCCCCGCGCATGTGGCGCATAGATTTTGCTTGGCCCGACCGGAAGGTCGCGGTCGAGATTGAAGGCGGCGTATGGACAAACGGGCGTCACACCCGTGGGTCCGGCTTCGTCGCCGATTGTGAGAAGTACAACGCCGCCGTCCTTGCGGGCTGGAAGGTGTTGCGCTTTACCGAGGGCTCTGTCTTAGACGGCTCTGCGGTTGAGCTTGTGGCGCGCCTGCTGCGCGTCCCTCCCTACAACCCTGGAATCGTTTAAGGAACTGATCATGCTCGATCAAAGCAATCCCGAAACTTGGCTGGAAATCCCGTATCAGGAAACTGGCGCAGCCGCGCCCGCGCAAGCCGTGCCGCGCAACGCGCCCCCCATCGAACATGGCATGGCCTACGCGCCGTGCCGCTGCTGGCGCTGCCGGGGGGGCGTGGCCCTTGCCGACCGTTCGACGCTGGATCGGCTCCTGGCTAAACATCTGATGACGCTCAGTGCGCCGGAGCGCGGGCAGTGGCTGCTCATGTGGGCAGGACATCCTCGCCACGACGCGGACGCGCGGGAGCAACTGAACACGTGGGTGCGCATCGCTGGTGGAAGCGGTGAAGCGGAGCCGGAATATCCCGTCTACTCGATACCGGAGGACGCATGAGCGAACGCAATACGCCGTTCCCGCGCGTGGCCGTTGCGCTGGCTTACGCATTCAGCGACGAACGGCACACCACCAATCGACCCGCAATGGCTCGTGCGGCCGATGATCGTCTTGGTGAACCGGGGCAACTTTCGGGAATGGATGGTGCAGCCGAAATCGCTAAGGTCCGCCAGTTCCTGGGGCGTGGCCTTGACCCGCTGCATTTTGCGGCGCTGTTTGCCCGGTATGGGCAGCGCAAGGCGTGCTGCAAGCACTGCAACACCGAAGGAGATCATCCCGAGTGGGTAGGGGCGATGTACAAGGTCGCAACGGCGCTAGGCGGGTACCTCTCGATGCGCACAGCCCATAGTGAGCTTCTGTATGCCCTCGTGCGTCGTTATTACGACAGCGGCAGCGTTCGAACCCTTCAGGCTTTGGCTGATGACTACGCGTGCAAGGTTCGCAGTGTCGAGCGGGCAAGCGCCAAGACGGCCAACTGGTTGCGGGGAACCCGCGATAAGAAGGGCGTCGAGCCGATCTATGGCGTAGAGCAGGCTGCGCATGCCACGGCCGAAAAGCTGTTGCGCGACGGGGGGTTTATCCCGTAATCGTTGACATTGGCGAAAACGCCCGCCATAATCCTTCATAACGGATTTCCTCAGAAGTCCGCCCCCACGAAAGCCCGCCAGCGAAAGCAGCGGGCTTTTGGCTTTAGACAGACTCTTACGGTTAACGGAAACCTCCGAGTCACGGGGCGTGGACGAACGTCAGTAGGTAAAGCAGCTTCTAATATCTTCTAAAAGCGGCCCGAGCTTTCTCCCAGCGGTTTCGTCCATTTGTCTAATTTGGAGAAACGCCGCTAAATTGTCATGGGACAAAAAGTCTCTGGCCTTGGCAATGAAATCCTGGATCTCTTTAGCCAAGGTCGGCATGCGTTAAATGGCTGTTGCGTAGGCAGTTAGCTGCCGGCCCTTTACTGAGGTTATATCGGCCAGGCGCTGCACTTCCTCAATGTTTCCGCGCAGATCATGCGCGAGAACGTTGGCCATACGGGCATAGTCGTCGAGAACGGAGACGCTCCGTACCTGGGCGACCTTTTCAGAGGTGTAGCGCACCTTTGGGTTTCCTAGGATCTCCCTTTCCCGCTTGGTTAGCTCACGCTGTCGTTTGATGGTGCCACCTTCGCGCAGAAGGATCGACAAAAGCCGGTCTGCAGCGCGATCTTGGCGAAACTGTTGGCGGATCTTTTGCAGGGGAGCATAGACGCTCTTGAGCTGACGCTCCAACGTCGAAACCGTGCCCAGCCAGTCAGTCGCTTTTTCTTTAAGGTCAGCCACGGTCTGCTGCTTTGTAGCCTGGGCGACGCTTGCAGAGAATCTTGCTTCCATCTCATCGAAGTCAACGCCGAGATGATGGCTGCCACAGACGTTCCCGCATACGGTCTCTTGTCCGCCCTTGGTGGCTATCAAATACCCCTTTTGGTGGGGTTGATTGCAGCCATTTAAGCCGCAATGGATTTCTTGGTCCGCCGGGAACCGGTATCCGCCGACCAAGTGTGAGAGGTCACCCTTAACTGCGATAAGGCCGGCGACATAGGCGGGGCGCTGCTCAATTTCAGCGACGTTTTGAAACCAGAGATACCCTGAGCTTTCAGTGAGAAATGACCCGTCAAAGCTCCGCTCCAACTTCGCTGCCATAGGGCCGCCTCCGCGTGTGTGTTTGGGGTTGTAACGGTAGCAGAACGGTACGATTCATGCCAAACGGTGCGGAAGGATTGCGGTGGGGGGACATAACAGCGGCAAGAGCTGCGATCTCTATGTTCCTTAGAAAAGAAAGCCCCGATACGGATATTCCGGTCGGGGCTTTTGCATTGCAGCTATAGAAGGCGGCGACAGCCGGAGAATCGCGAGTTCCCCGACTGACAGCCGAAACACGGGATACGCCGTGATCGACCCAAGGCCGCCCCACCTGTACAGGCGGGGGCCAGTTTACATGGACGCTCACAAGTGGCAAAACCGATTATTCCCTGGCTGGGTGGCAAGCGCCGCCTGGCCGACAAGATTCTTCCCTTTTTCCCCAAGCATTCCTGCTACGTCGAGCCATTCGCGGGCGGGGCGGCGCTGCTGTTCGCCAGGTCGGAGCCGGCCAAGGTGGAGGTGTTGAACGACATCAACGGCGACCTGGTCAATCTGTACCGGGTTGTGCAACACCACCTGGAAGAGTTCGTGCGCCAGTTCAAATGGGCGCTGACAAGCCGGCAGATGTTCAAGTGGCAGAAAGAAATACGGCCTGAGACGCTGACCGACATTCAGCGGGCTGCGCGCTTTTACTACCTGATGCAGAACTGCTTCAGCGGCAAGCTGGAGGGCATGTCGTTCGGCACGGCCACGACGGCGCCGCCGGGCCTGAATCTGCTGCGCTTGGAAGAGACGCTGTCCGCAGCCCATCTGCGCTTGGCGCGCATCTACGTCGAGCACCTGCCCTGGCTGGACTGCGTCAAGCGCTATGACAGGCCGCACACGCTGTTTTACATGGACCCACCATACTGGGACACGGCTGGCTATGGCGTTGAGTTCGGCATCGAACAGTACACCGCAATGGCGGACGTCATGCGCTCTATGAAGGGTCGTGCGCTGGTCAGCGTGAACGATCACCCGAAGATGCGTGAAGCGTTTGCCGGCTTCACCATGCAGGTGCTGGACATCCGATACACGGTTGGCGGGGGCGCGGGCGTGCCGCGCGCCGAGCTGCTGATTCAGAACTGGGCCGACTGACGGCCCCATTCAATCCGAACCTTCGCCATCGAGGGCCGCGCGTTGGGCATGACGCGCGGGGTAGGGATCATCGCCGCCGGGCGGTGTGCGGTTGGTGGCACCCGGCTAGATCTTAGAAAGGGGGGCGCTGTGCTTGAAATCAAGATCACGTCCAACCTGAAAGACGTCCTGCGGCGCATTGACACCTTCACTTCGAAACAGCTGCCGTTTGCGATGGCGCAGGCCATCAACGCGACCGCTGTACGTGTCCAGGCCGCAGAACAGGACAACATCAAGGCGACTTTCGACAACCCGACGCCATTCACGCAGAAGTCTGTCGGGGTAAGCAAGGCGCGCAAGTCTTCCCCGGCGGCAGTGGTCTACATCAAGAAGATCGCGGCCGCCTACCTGCTGCCCTACGAGACAGGCGGTGTCCATAAGCTGAATAGCCGGGCGCTGCTGAATCCCAAGGGGGTGAAGCTGAATAGCTACGGCAACCTGCCTCGCGCCTCTATGGGGCGGCTGAAGGCTCGGCCGGACGTCTATGTAGGCTCGATACGCACCCGCAACGGCCAAGCCGTGAACGGGGTGTGGCAGCGCGTTGCGCCCAAGCGGGCGCGTGGCGTGAAGGCGGGTGGGCGGCGCCAGGCGGTGAAGACCGGGCAACTGGCCAACCAGCGGAACCGGGGCGGAAGCTTGAAGCTCTTGATCCGCTTCGGGGATGCGCTCCCCGTGAAGAAGCAATTGAACTTCGGCACGACCGCGCGCGAAGTGGTCGAGCGGCATTTCCCCGGGGACTTCGACGCCGCCCTGGCGCAGGCCCTGAAAACTGCAAAGTGAGGAAGCACATGGAAGGTATGACCGCAATCACCACTGCCCAGCTGCGCGCTGCCGTGAACGCTTGGGAGGTGGATGTGCGTGCCGATCGCGACGCATTCGTGCAGGACAGCGAGGCCCGAGCGCTGCCGCTTGGCGAGCAGGTGGACGGCGTCGTGGCGTCCATCGTCGGATACGCCGCCAGGTTCAACGCCGATGGGTCCCCTCTGGGGGGGTAAGCAACGCGGGCATTGCGCGCCGCGTTTTGTGCCCAGCGCTGAGGTGCTAAAGGTGTTCGCACCCTGTTCGCACCGACACATCAAACAGGCCAGCAGCGCGCATTTACGCGGCTCTAGCGCATTTCTGGGGGTGCAAACAGGTGTTTGCACTGGTGTTCGCATTCTGTTCGCACGGGCACGTTCGCGCTTTCAGCTGAAACGCAATGCCCGTGCGGGCTTGCGGTGTTTTGCGCCGCTGCAATCACGCCTGGAATTGAGGTGCGAACATGACATTAGGAGGTGTTCGCACCGTGGCAATAGCGGAAAAGGGTCTGTCGATCCGGGAGTTCGCTCGTCGGGAAGGCTGCTCGGACACGCTGGTGCGGCGCGCGATCACGCAAGGGCGGCTGAAGGCGAAGAAGGATGGAACCCTCGACCCGGCTCTTATCGGCTCGCCATGGCGTCAGGCTAATGCGACGGCTTCGAAGCCTGCGGCAAAGGCCGCGAAGTCACCGGCGAGTCGCCAGTCGATCGATCCCCAGGGCGCCGCAGATGGGGCGGCTGGAGATGGCGATTCGCTGGAGGCCGAGGCCGCCCGGATATTGAACGAGGGCGACGGCGTCGACTACGCCGAGGCCTTGCGTCGAAAGGAAAACTGGCTGGCGCTATTGCGGCAGCTTGAATACGAACAGAAATCCGGGGTGCTGGTGGAGCTTGCCGTGGCTCAGGCCGTACTTTTCGAAGCCTCTCGGGGGCAGCGCGATGCGTGGCTGAACTGGCCCGCGAAGATTGGGCCGCTGCTGGCCGCCGAGCTTGGGCTGGAAGAGGCCGACCGGGTCACCGAGGCTTTGACTGCGCATGTCCACAAACAAATCTCAGAACTTGGCGAACCCGCCGCCGACTTCAGCCCGAGATAAGCGGGACGCACTGTTGCGGGCTGCGCGCCAGGGCTGGACGCCACCACCGCGTATCAGCGTACCGGACTGGGCGGATCGCTTTCGGAAGCTGGCGAAAGAGGCCGGCAGTACCTCGGGGAACTGGTCGACCAGCACTGTAGAGGTCGCGCGTGGCCCCATGCTCGCGCCGACGGAACCTGGCGTGCATGTGATCACGGCCATGGTCAGCACGCAGATGCTGAAGACCGCGTTACTGGAGAACATTTTCGGGTACTTCGCACACCTGGACCCTTGCCCGATGCTGCTGCTGCAGCCCAAGGAAGACGCCGCAGAGCAATTCAGCAAGGAGCGTATCAACCCCATGGTGCGTGTGACGCCGGTGCTGCGCGAACTGGTGGGATCCAGCAAGACGAGAACCGCCGACGAAACGCTGCTGTTTAAGTCGTTCCCCGGTGGCTTCTTGGCTTTGGCAGGCGCCGGTAGCCCTGACAACCTGGCGCGTCGGCCGGTACGGGTAATTCTCGCTGACGAAGTGGACAAGTACCCGGTCACCCGCGAGGGTGATCCGATTTCGCTTGCCGAGGAACGCACCGCGAGTTTCGGCGCCAACTGGCTGTCGGTGCGTGCTTGCTCGCCGACCGTACAGGACGAAAGCCGCATCGAGAAAAGCTACTTGTCATCGGACCAGCGGCGCGCCTCGGTGTGTTGCCCTGGGTGTGGCCATCGTCAGTTTCTGGATTTCTTTCGTCATGTCGACTGGAAGAAGCGCAAGGATGATAAGGGCGTCGTGCAGGAGCATTTTCTGCACGACGCCCTTATC